ACCGTTGGTGTTCGTACCAGCCGAACCACCCGCGCCTTGCAGGAAGTAACGGCGGAACTTGGCGGTCTGCGTGGAGTTGGTCGGCAGGGGGTAGGTCTGGCCGAACTTCTCGATGTGGAGATAGGGCATCGCGCGCTTGAGCAGACGCACCACCGCATAGGCGGCGACTGCGGGCGAGATGTCACCATAAGACGTGATCTGAGACATGCGTGGCTCCTCTTATCCGGATCAAAGCTCTTTGGCGAACTGCGAGAACGCCCCATCGAAGTCAGTGGGGTCCGATCCTCGCACGACCGCCGTGCGTTTTGATGCGACTGGGGCCAGCGCAGCAGCCGCTCGTTTGGCTGTGTCAGGCAGCTCGACATCTTTCTTGGTCGTGACCGCCACGGGGGCCGCCGCAGCGGGTGCCGCGCCTGTCGCCGTCCGGTAGCGGGTGATGAGATCAGCGACCTCATCGACCGTGCCTTCTTGGATAACATGCTCATACGCAGCACGCAAGTAGGCCGGCTGCGTTCCGACCCAATTTACGACCTTATCGCGCACATCGTCGTAGTCCGGCACCACCTTGTGCAGATTTTCGACGTGGGTCGTCTCGACAACACCGCCGAGCGCCTCCTGAATGGGGCGCAAAGCCTGCGCAACCTGCGAAAAGATATGCTGCACGAGCACTTGGTTCTCCGCACGCCGCCGCAGGGCCTCAGCCCGCGCGACCTCGGGGAAATCCGCCTCATAATCTTGCAGCAGCTTGGCTTCCACGTCCGTAAACAGCGCCGGGGCCTGCTGCTGGGTCTGCTGCTGGGTCTGCTGCGGGGCCGGAGCGGCAACCTTCTGGGTCAGAGCCTCGACAAAGCGGTTCATCAAGCCGTCATCGACCGCCGGGGCCTTGGGCTCCTCGACAGCCACCACGGGCTCCGTGGTCACCGGATCAAAGTTGGTTTGCTCGGGCGGCGCGGGCGGCGCGGGCTCCTCGACCGCCGCCTTTGCGATCTCAGGCTGAACCGAGGCGGCGTCCGGCGCATCATCCTGCGTTGCGAGCTTGAACGCTTCCGCGAACGTATCGACCGGCTCTTCGGCCTTGGTCACAGTGGTCTCCAGCGCCTGCGTGGTCATTTTCTCGTCTCACCTTGTTTGAGGGGCACCCGTTGTAGGTCCGCGATCATCTCGTTATACGCGCGGGCCTTGCCTTGTCGAACCAGAAAGTCTTCCGGGGCTGAATTTACCAGCTCATCCTTGGCCTTGTCCAGCCGGTAATTGAGCAGTCGGATCAGGTCCGAGTGGACCGGCGTCCCCTTGAGGTTGCTGATCCGGTCCAGCAGCTCCGTCAACTGCTCCTTGTTGAGCTTGTCCACCACCCGATACTCCTTGCACCATGAGTTGCAACGCGGTCTCGACACGATGCGCGTCCGCTGCGACGTTATTCTTGTTGCCAGCCGCGATGTTCTTGTACGCATCGGCCAGCAACTTGCGGGTCTGGGCCTGCTGCGCAGCGGTTGCGAGCTGCTGCTGCTGGTCCTGCTGCTGCGAACGCTGCGCTTGATTACGCGCAACCTCGTCTTCGGGCAACAAGAGGTCGGCCAAGTCCCGCGTCAACATCCGTTGCCGGACAAGCGCACGCATATCGACATGATCCTTCTCCTCCGGCGTCAGGGTCTGCGCAAGCTGGTCAACCTGCATACCACGAACCTCCTTCGCAATGAGCGAAGTCGCGCCACGCGCGATGATATTATAGTCACCCTCGTGGGCCTTGTCGGGGTTGAACGCCCGGTTGAAGCACACAAGGCTCTGGATCAGGCTCTGGGTGAGCCGGTCGAACTGCCGCACAATGTCCTTGAACGGCAGCGCAGCATCCCCACGCAGCATGGAGGCTCCAGCCGCCGTGCGCATGGGTTCGGAGGGTGACTGCGCCATGTCGCCGCCGGTCGCAGGCCCCACGAAGGTCTCCTGATCGGCAAATTTCATGAACAGCTCGATCACCTTGAGCAGCTCGTCCAGATGACCGTTGATCTCGACGTTGCGGACAGCCGGGAACTGCGCATCGGGGCCGGTGCCCTCGCGATACCACATCTTGTATGCGGTCGTGGACGCCAAATCCTGATCGCCGCGCAGCAGATCGGTGTTCAGTTCGAGGTTCGGCCCGCAGATCACCGACGCATTGTCCAGCAACATGCGGGTCGCCGCGCTGATGGCCATCTGACTGTCGCGCACAATGTTGGGGAGCCCCTGACCCAGCGGGGACGTATCGTCCTCATCGAACAGGAACGTGTGGAGCGTCTTGACCTGCATGTCGAGCTTGCGCCACGTATTGAGATCGGCCTTGATGACGTTGCCGGCGATCATCCAAATCTCGGCCTCAAGGTCATCGGTCAGCTTGTCGTCATCGACATCCACCCCACACATACGCAAGAAGTCACCGGACACCATGCCGTGCCATGTGACGATCTCGTATTTCATGGTCTCGATCTTCATCTCATTGACGTTGGTCCGAACGCCCATGGTGCGAAGCTCGGTCTCATACTCCGTGGGGCGGTAGTTGCCCACCGTATTCGTCTTGAGATAGTCCTTGATCTGGTCCGCGAAGAAGTCCTCGCGATCAGCCAGTGCACGCACCTGCGCCTTGGACATGGCGGTGCGCGTGAAGTAGCCGTCCATGCCGTCCAGCGTCTTGGCGCTCATGTCGGGATAGAAGTCCCACACCGGCAGGAACTCGAACAGCGGCTTATACCGCGTGCGCTCGGTCACCACCGGCTTATTCGTCATGGGCTCCAGAGACACGTCCACCTGCTTGAACGACACGGCATACGGCCCCCGCAGGACGCCGACGCCATAGATGATGCCGGACTGCACAGCCTTCCGGTTGAGCGCCACGTAATCCGACGACTGATTGCCGCCGATCTCTTGGAGCTGATCCTTGATCGTGTCGATAAGCTCATCCGCACGCTTGCGCGCGAGCCGCTGCATCGCGGTGTTGACATACTCGATACTCAGCGTGCTCTGAACCCCTGCGGCCTGATCTTCTTGCTGCGCGGAGGTGATAGCTTCCTCAACGTCGGCAACCTTGAAGTTGGGAACCGGGCTCGGCGCGATGGTCCAGTTCTCCTCGGTGCCTTGGAACATGAGGTTCATAAGACGGGAGAGGACGCTGATGCACTTGACACGCGTGATGCGCGGATACGCCCGCGAGCGGTTGGGCGACATCTCCTTGTCAATCTCCGGGTCATAGAGCCCCAGATACTGCCGCTGATTGCGCAGCCAGCGTAGCTCCGCGAGACGCCTGTCGCTCTTGTACTGCGTGAACAGGTCGTTGAACTTGTCACCGACACGCTTGAGGTCACGCCCGTGGATGACCTTGACCGGCGCATCCTTGGGTGTCTTGACCGGCACGTTCGGCGGCGTCAGAGTGGCAATATCCACCGGGGCAATAGCTCGGACCATCTTGTAGTTCCTTATCGAGGCCCACCGGGGCGTTGTTTCGCGAGATAGTTAGCAGCCGCTGCCTCCCGTGGGAATTGGGGCACTCGCCTCAATCCTGTGGGTATCCACAAATCGCAGGAGCTTGGATGTGATCGGGGCAAGGATGGCGTTTTCTTCTGACGTCATGCCGTCCTCGACCGCGCCAGCGTCAAGCGCGCCATCAAGGACGGCCCAAAGGATGCGCGCCTCTCGCGGAGTGAGTTTGATCGTCAGTTTCTTACCCATCGTCTCAATCTCCCTTGATCGCGAGCGCGTCAAGCCAACCCGTGTGGCCACCTCAGCGATATGTGTACTGGTTCTTGAAGCTCGGTGGCCGAAATATAGCCGACTGCGGACCATACCGCAACTCACGTTCTGTCTGCTTGTGGAAGTATCGGCACAGATAACCGAGAGCATCACCGGGATGGCTATAGGCGTTCTTCTCCGGGGCATCGCCGGAGATCATGCTCTTCTTCTCGTTGATCTCCCACCGCCAACCACCCTTGAGCGCCCGCACCGTGATGGGGCACTCCCACGGGTCGATCTGGAAGGCAGCGCCGCTATCCACCAGCCTCGTTGTGAAGTGCTCAATGGCGTTCAAGCGCAGCGGCAATCGGTTGTTGCTCTCGATGCTCACCGGGTAGTGCTTCCTGAGCGTCTGCACCACCTGCTTCTCATCGTTCTGCGAGCGGTTCGCCGCCGCCGGATCAGGCGCGAGGATCAGGTTGGCCTGCGGGAACCGCCGCCGCATGTAGGGCTTGACCACCTCAGCCACAAGCCGCTCCGCACCATAGCCCGACTGCACGCACTCCCCCAGCACGTTGAGCCGTCCATGCAAGTCCTGCTGCCCAAATATGAACGCCGAGCCAGCAAGGCCGGGGTCCACACCAGCGATCAGCGGGAGCAGGGGATTATAGACAAGGCGCTTCTTGGCGACATGCAGCTCCGGCTTGAACGTGTTGACCACCGGCTTGCCGCTGACGCTGTAACCCCACTCAGCGTCCACGAACTGCTTGACCCACGTCTCGCTCTTGCCCTTCATCTGGTTCGTATAATACTCCCGCCCACCCGGCAGGTTCTCAAGGTTCTCAGCCTCCGGGCGTTGACCAGACGGCTGGATAAAGTAGCGCACGTTGCGTGTATCGTCAGACATGACACGCCTAGCCCGCAGGACATCTGGGTCGTCACGCGTCAGGTCGATGGTCTCGCAGGTGTCAGGGTCATGCAGGTAGTCGTACCACCAGTTGTCTTCCGTCGAGGGGTTGGACGAACCCCACATGCCCCAGAGGGTGGGCTTGGTGCCGTCCGGGAACTTGTAACGACCGAGACGCGCCGACAGCGCTTCGACAATCTCTTTCCTGATCTGCACGAACTCGTCAAGGATGGCGAAGCTCACCTCCAGCGAGAGCACGCGCTGCACGTCGTCCGGCGTATCGAGCGGGCGGAACAGCACCACGCACTCCACGTCGCCGAACCGGAGCGTGAACGTCCTATCCGTCAAGTTCCACTCACCAGCCTCGCCCTCCTTGAACCAGTAGCTCCACGATACGATGGTGGTGTCCTTGAGCTGAGGCATGGTGTTACGCACGATCACCGCGCGTGAGCGTCTGATGCCGTCGCTGGAGGGCGACTGGAGACTGGCCAGATACACCAGCTTGAAGAACAGCCCGGTGGTCTTGCCGGACCCCACGGGGCCAACTACCCAGTCGTAGAACAGCGCGCCCGGCGTGTAATCCACGATGAACTGCTCAATCGTCGCCGGTGGCTTATAATCTATGATTGTGGTCATTTTTATTCTCCTTGCTCGACAACGCCCTCAGGGCGATATGCTCGCGCGGTTGGGCGTTACGGGTGGAGTGACGTATTAATGCCGCCGGGTGATGATGATTGCAAGGATGGCGAGGGCGAACGTGACAACCCCCATGGTGAACATAACCATTCTTTATTCTCCTTACTCGACAACACCTTCAAGGCGTTGGTCTCGCGCGGTGGCCCGGAGCCCGAGGGCGAGGACCGCCAAGCTATGGGTGGAGTGACGTTAGGCATCTATGGCCTTGGCCTCAATGGTCGGGGCGAAGCTCGGCGGCTTGCCCGCGAACTGGATGTTAATCAGCAGGGCCGGGGCCTGCACCATCGCAGCCGCCTTGGCGCTCTGATCCACACCCGCCCACTTCATGGT